GGTGACCGCAAGCTGGCTGTCACATGCAAAGTGGGCGAGGGCCAGTTCAAGAAGCACTACCTTGGCCTCAGCAACAACGTGACGTACTTCTCCGAACAGATGGAAGCCGCCAAGGCCAGCACGTATCACTACAAGGTGACGTTCAAGCCTTCGAGCATCCTACCGTCTATTGACGTTCGTTGATGCTCGCCTTTATCGCCTGTTTCATACTGCTTGCTTGGGGCCTTCCACGGCTGCACAAGAAGCTCAAGGAGATGTTCACGCAGTGACCAATATCCCGCTGGCGAGGGCAATCCTCGAAACGGCTCTCGCCAATGCCTACAGAGACGATCAGTGGCGCAAAGCTGCACATGAGGCCCTGGGGCTCATGACACGGCGTTCGGTTCCGCGACGTAAGGTCACAAGCGCTCGGATGACACCTGAGCTTGCGGAGCGCGCTAGGCTTCTCCACAAGACGACCGACATGAACCAGAGGCAGATAGGCGACCGCCTTAATGTACACCCTGGTCGTGTGAGCGAAGCCATCAAGGGCTTACGCTGAACGAAAAAACCCCCGGCCATCTTGGCGTCCTTTACGGATGCTTCGATAGTCGGGGGTTTTTGTTTTAGGCCCAATCCAACAGAGCGCGGCCTACTTTCGTGGCCGTGATGTTGTGACCGGCTTTGGTCTTGTGCGTCTGGTCCGTGTTGCTCAGCCCCAGCGCAAGCGCCGTGGCGTTGTCCTGCATCCAAGCGTACTCATCAAGGATGGGGAAGCCGTTCGCACCAGCCACAGCGTAGAGCGTGTCAATGTACGACTTCTGCACGGCTGCTGAGGGCCAAGAGGCTCCAGCGGTGTTCACAGGCGTCACCATCACGATATCGCTGTTCACTGACCAGTTGTCGATCAGCGTTTGCAGGTTCGCTGCAACGGTCGCGTTCGTGAAGTTGTTGCTCGTGTTCCAGTCGTTCGCGATGCCCATACCAAGGATCAAGTCGGGACGCATGGTCGCCTGGGCAGGCGCGAAGATGGGACCGTAGGCCGCCTGCGATTGGGTCCAGTTCGAGGCGTTGCCGGTATTGCTACCATGCCAGCCCCAGTTCCAGACGCGGACGGCGTTGGTCGTGTTGTCGTAGCAGTCGAACCCCATGAAGAAGTTCGAGCCGGACACCCACTCCACCTTGACGGTGTGGACAGCCACGGAGCCAAGGGCAATCGTGCTCTTGCCTACACCCGTGGTGCCGTTGGTCGTGATGATGTTCGTCGTCGCGCCACCGTCTACGGACCACTTGATAGTGCCCGTGCCGCTGCCCTGGACGTAATAGAGGTCACAGGTGTTGACGGCTGACTTCGTGGTGAAGGAGACGCTGGCTACACCGGACAGGCTGAAGTAGCGCCCACCGGGGCCAACCGTACCGCCGAAGACCACAGCGCCAGCGAGCGCTACACGGTCGTCATAGGTGGGCAGGGAGGCGTCCTGGCCGCCACCACCGAACAAGGTCTCACTCACGGCGTTGACGCCGTTAGCCTTCAGGTAGGCAGCGAGTTGGTTGGGCCATCCATTGTAGCCCTGACCAGCCCCCGCGCCACCAGCGCTTGCTCCCGAACCAGTGCCGCGCGTGTTGCTGTCGCCAACGACGGCGATAACGCAGTTGCCCACGCCTGCACGGACCTTAGCGAGGCCAGCGCGTGTACGCAGCAGCTTCGTCTTGTGGATTGGGAAGACACCAGCGCCAAGGTTGGCGACGGGTAATGAGAGACCCAGCGACATTACTGGGTGCTCAGGATACAGACGTTGGCTGTACCAGCGGCCACACGGCCATAGAGGGCGGTCGTTGCCGGGATGGTGACGGTAGCGCCCACGACGCCCGGCAGAATGAAGCCGTTCGCGGTCGTCACGTTGGCATCGCCAAGAGCTACGTCCGTGGTGCTTCGGTTCTGGATCATGACTTCATCGCGTCCATCCTGCGAGGGCAGCAGCAAGGTCGCTGCGGTGCCTACGGAGACCTGGGCGGTCTTGAAGTCCTGTTGCATCTTCTTCATTACGGGTTCACCAAGATCGGAGTGATGGCTTCAGGAGCGTCAGGGGCGACCGCAGCGGCCACAGCGGCGAGACCCACAGCTTCAGCGGGGCTGGTCGTGGCGGCGATGAGAGACGCGGTGAGGGTATCAACGGCCTCTTGAGATGCTTTGGCATCCTCAAGCAGCGCATTGCGTTCATTGGCGACGCCAGCAACAGCGGACACAGCCTTAGAGAGTTCAGTCAGGTTCAGTTTCATTTGCGCTTCTTGTTGTACCAATCGGTCATTTGGATAACGAGCCAGATGACACCAAGGATGGGGAGGATGAACGCAGCGCCATCAGAGACGGCCTTGAGCCCTGTGAGCCACCAAGGGGAGGTCGCAGCGGCTACGCCACTGACAGCCTTGGAGGCTTCAGCAATCGGGTTCATTTCCAGTTCGCCCGCAGGCTCATGTACCATTGATACAACCTGTTGCCGCAGAGCTTGTTGATCTTCACGCGAACTCGGTCGTCCTTCCAGAGCGCTTCGACCTCACCAGCCGTCAGAGCGCGGTTGGGGATGCCCACGGCGTCTCGGAAGCACTGCTGAATGTCAGCGGGAGGATGGGGAAGCTGACTGGGTGACGGGAGGTCAGCGGATTGATTGCACCCGACGAGCAGCATCAGCATCAAGACAGGGGCTATCGTTTTTAGGAGTTTCACTTGCTTTCCGTTTCAGTTCAGCGATGGTCTTGCTGTCGATCAGCACCTTCGAGGCGTATTGCTCGTTGACGCGCTCGATAGAGGCGAGACGATCCTTGAGGAGCTTGACCTGGGCGGCGGCTTCTTCAGCCACGCGGCGCTGGTAGGCGGTCTTGTCTATGTGCATGTAGGCGAAGCCAGCCGCGAGAACCGCAGCAGCGGCTACCGCTACCTTCCAGTTCCTAGCGAACCATGCGATAGCGCCAAGCGCTACGACGGTCAGTGTGCACACGATGATGGGCCCGAAGTTCGAGCCAAGGTATGAGAGAGCCCACATTATTTCTTACTCCAGAACCATTCCTTCGCGCGTTGCCACTTGGTGAGCTTGGGCACTAGGATGGGCTTCGGGGCGGCTTTGATCGCCGGGTTGATGGTCTCTGCGTGCTCGAAGGTCTTCTTGACCTTTTCGCCATCGTTGCTCGTAGGCATACCGGAGAGCGCATTGATGAACTGCTTGGGCTCGTTGAGACCAGCAACGCACATGGCGATTTCCTTCTTGCGTCGGTTGGCGAGGCCCTGGCGGAATTTCCCGCCTGCCTTGGTCCACTGACCCATGGCTTCGCACGAGGCGCGCTCTTTGCCCGCGTTGAGGAGCTTCAGAGAGCTTGAGTGGCAGAAGCCACCTGAGCCGACGTTGTAGGAGAAGGAGAGGTACGAGGCGCGCGTTCGGTCGGAGACAGGGACCTTGATGCAGCGGTCAATCTCGTTGAGGTAACGAGGCAGCTTGTCCGCGAGCATGTCCTGGCACTGCTCTTTGGTGTAGCGGTCGCCAATCTTGACGCCTTCCGTCTCGCCGTAGCAAACGGTAGGGATGCCGTGGGCGAGCGTGTCAGGCTTGGCAGTGAGCCACAGCCCTTCGTATTGGGCGACACAGGGCACCGCAAGCATGATGGTGCCAGCGATAGCTCCCGTGACCTTGTGAGAGGTCTTGAGGGCCATTAGTCGTCCTTGGATTGCACCACAAGGCGCGCGACGAACGCAGCAACCGTGGTGAGGAATGAGAGCACGGCGAAGACGCCACGCGGAATGAAGTCGCTCAGGAGGGGCAGGAGCACTTCAAAGCCACTGAGCAAAGCTGCAATGGCGATGAAGCGAACTGACCACGAGCGCTTGAGCACCCACTGCCAATCGGCAATGAGCGCTGCTTTGAAGCGGGTCATGTTTTGTGGTTAGCCTATTCTGAAGACCATGAAGGCTTCTGAGGCGCTGTGAGGTCTTCAGTGCGCCACTGATCGGCAATCGCAGCGATGACGGTTGCGATTTCAGCGACGGTGTACGTCCTTGAGCCTACAGTGAACTGCTCAGTCGCTATAGCTGAGAGCCCGCGAGAGACCACAGCGTTAGGGTTCTTTGACAGCACGGCTCCGCTTGGGTCTGTCTTCACTTCCTCACGTTGGATTGTGATGGAAGGGTCAGCACCAAGGGGTGTTTCAATGTTGACGCGCCATGTGCGCTCTTGCGATGTAACCGCAACTGTTGCGGTGCCTTGGTCGATTGCCATGTTAGTTGTTCCTCAACCGGCCCTGAAGATGAAGGGGCGGAAGGTGCAAGTCGCACCAAGATTGTTGTACATGCGATAGGTGCCACTAACGCCGTCATAGGCCATGCCGATGAAACCGGCAGCGGGGCTTGAGCCCACAACGTAGTTCGTTCCAGCCTGAGCAATCAGAACTGGCGCAAAGCCTCCACCAGCTATCCATAACGATGACTTCCCGAGAGATTGCGTCTCTCCGAGATAGATCAAGTTCATATCGTTGCCGAACAGGGCGGGGCTGATGGCGCCATTGGCTCCGTTCAAAACCTGGACGCCAGTTGCCGCTGAGTTGTCTAGTTGTGCAGCAACCGTCGCAGCTTGAAAGGTTTTGATGTTGCCACCAAGTGAGAGGTTCTTCGCAACGCCAAGACCACCAGCCGTGGTTAGCGCCCCGGTCGATGTGGTGGTTGACTGCGTGGTGTCAGTGAAGGCGTTGGCAGCAGCGAGGGCTGCGCGAGACGTGTCCGAAGGATGCACATGATCCTGGCGCGCGTAGAGCAGTGACGTACCTACTGCGGCGGTCCCGTTCATGAGCGGAGCGACGGTAGCAGGAGCACCACCACCGTTCGCAAGGACGAATGCCGTGGTGGCAAGCTGAGTGGTGTTGGTGCCGTTGGCGGCTGTAGGAGCCGTGGGGGTGCCTGTCAGCGCTGGAGAGGCTAGAGGAGCCTTCTGTGCCAGCGCAGTATCAGCGTAGGCCGTCGTGGCTACCTTCGTGCTGTTGTCGCCTGCGGAAGGCGTTGGAGCCGTGGGGGTGCCCGTGAGAGCAGGAGAGGCAATAGGAGCGCGAGAGGTATCCGTAGGATGCCTGTGATCCTCGTGAGCCCATTTGGTCCCAGTGCCTACCGCAGCCGCACCGTCCATAAGCGGAGAGGCGGTGCCCGCAGCAGCCTGTACAGCCGTAGCAGCACTGGTCGCGCTGGCAGCAGCCGCAATTGCTTCAGCGTGTGCAGCTTGCCTGGAAACTTCGGAGGCCGCAGCAGAAGCCGTCGCTTGATCCAGCATGTTCTGAATAGCGACGGGATCAATCTGAGTGTAGGCCGGTCCATCGAAGAACGATGAGCCTTCGCCGCCTTCGTCAATTACGTCGTAGGCTACAGGCGTGTTGAAGAACGATGAACTGCCCATTGGTGTCCTTAGAAGTCGGGGATGCAGTAAGCGGACGAAGCCTCAGCGTTGATGAGGGCGTCCTGATCTGCTTGGTTCTGGATTTCTGCGACGATGCTCTGGAAGCGCGCTTCCCAAGTCGGGGTGCGCTTGTCCACGAACCACTCGCCTGCGTAGGTGAGCGCAGCGTAGATCACGAGGTCAGTAGGACCAGCCGTGAGGAAGTTGCTGTCGGTCGGAGCGGAGAGGGTCGGAAACTCATCGTAGTAGTCGATACGGATGACCGTGCCGACTAACGGCTCGGGTCCGAACTCCCATAGACCACCACGGCGCACGAAGCTGCGGGGCGTGTCTGCTACGCCACTTGAGCGGTCGTTCAGGACGGTCGCGAGGTCCTTCTGCTTCACTTCCTTCTCGCCGTAGGGCGTAGAGACCGTGATGCCGATGAGCCGCAGGTAGTCGTTCGGGATGGGGATTTGTCCATCGTGGAACGTGCTGCCGTCGTAGGTCACGGCAACGGACTTCTCCATCGGAGGAATACGGAGAACTCGCTGCACCCGTGAGACGGCTTGCTGGAGGAAGATCGAGCTTTGCGTGGGCGTCATGTCTCGACGCTTCAGCAGCCCCTCGAACTGGGCCTGAAGTTCTCCGTAGTTCATGATGGATTAGATGCTCTTGGAGGTTCCGACGAACTTGCCGAAGTTCTCAGCCTTGAGTTTGGCGAGCGTCTTGCGGATGGGTTCTTCAAATACGTTGTAGCCTTCGCGCATCCAGCGATCTGCCAGAGCGGAGGGAACGGAGCCCACAAACAGGAAGTTGCCTGTCGCGTCGTTCGCGCCAGTGAAGCGGTCCTGAATGTCTTGGACGAAGTGATCTGGAATGTCTTGGGTGTAGTGGACGCCAAGGTCGCCAGCGCTTTCGAGAAGCGCCACATTGGTATCAATCAAACGTTCAGTCATTGTGTCCTGTAAGGAGAGAGGGGAGGGCTGTGACACCCTCCCCAAGTCCGATTAGACGATTTCACGAACCATGGCCGAAGCCTTCTGGTTCATGTGCTTCAGGCCGAACTCACCGACGATCATCATGCTCGTCTTGTCGCCAACCTTCGCCAGCGTCTCGCGGAACCAGTTTCGGCCCTGCAAGTAGACGCGCTTCCACATGGAGGGATCGAACAACAGCGTGTCACCCGACTTCAGGTAACGCGAGAGAACGATCTTCTCCTCACCGAAGGGCGAGACGTAGAGGTTGACAGCGTTCACGATGGTCTTGGAGCCATCGTTGATGACGCGGGACTTGCCGGACGAACCAGTGAAGCCAGCGAAGGTACGCGAGTTGGTCGGAGTGACCAGCGTAATCGTCGGGTCCGCACCAGCGGTGTAGGCCGCCTGGGCCGCGTCGAGATAGAACGCTTCGGTGACCTTCGTGCCAACGCCACCCGTATGGATGATGTTGCCAGCAGCGATCTGGCGCTGCACGCCAGCGAACACGCCAGCCTGCGAGATGTTGGCGGGCACAACCTGGGCAGCGTCGTTCAGGGTGAACGCAGCTTCGAGGTCGAGCTTCAGCGCAGCAGCAGCCTTGGCGGCTTCGCGGGCGCTTTCCTTGCCACGGCCATACTTCGAGATGGCATCGTTCGTGCCGGTCACCGCGAAGGTGTCCTGCATGATCTGCGTGACGTTCGAGCGCATGGTGGTCGGGGTGCGAGCCGAGTTGGTCGCGACGAAGCCTTCGACCTGGGCGTTCGCAGCCGGGTCACGCAGAACGTCTTCCTGCCACTGGTACACAGTGTTGTGGACGCTCTCGCTCTTGGTCAGCGACGTGAACGGGGCCTTGGTCGGGGTGATGTTGGTGATGATATCGGAAACGTCTTCCTTCTTACCAACAACGTCGAACGAGCTAAATTCGTTAGCCATTTTCTTCTTTTCTTCTTCTTGTGGGGATTTGGATTAGTCGTCGGAGCCTGCGGTCCAGCGCGCCATGAAGGCGTCCGCTGCATCGTCAGTCGAACCCGACTTCTGAAGCCGCTTCATCGGCTCTACGGCCTTGGCGGTCTTCGTTACTTTCTTGGTGGTCTCAGCAGAGGCCGTACCCTTTACAATCCGCTTCGGAGCTTTCGTCTTGTCCGGCTTCGCGGCTTGAACTTGGGTCTTACCCTTCGCGTAGAGACGCGCCATGTTGAGGAGCTTGATCGCAGCAGGGTTCACGAGACTGTTCACGAACTCAGCAGGCAAGCCGCTGTCGGTCGCGAAGGATACAATCTCCTGATAGAGAGGCTGGTTGAAGCCCTCGATACCCTTTTCGGGATCAGAGAGGACCTTGATCGCTTCCTGGGCCTGAGCGCGGAGGTCTTCCGCCTGGGCCTTCTGGATTTCACCAGTGAACGCCGCCAAGTCCTGTTCAAGGAACTGCACTTCCTCGTAAGCAGCCTGAATGGTGTTGCGTGCAGCAACCAATTCTTCCTGCGTTACGTTCGGGTCTTTGGAGGCGGCGAGGAGGTCGATCTTGGCGAGAGGCGCGTACTTGGCACGAGCACGTTCAAGCAACTGCGACTGGCGCGCAAGGTAGGCGGCAGAGCGGTTCTCGAAGGTCTTGCGTTCGGTAGAGACCTCTTGGGATTTGCGAGTGAGAGCGGCTTCCTGACCTGCGAGGCGTTTCAGTTGACCCAGCGAGAACTCGCGTTCCTCACCGTCAACCGTGACCTTGAACTTGTGCTCGTCTTTGACCTCTACGGTCTGAGCGTTCTCGTCATCGCCTTCTTCTTCGCTGTCGTCTTCGTCGTCGGTCTCTGGAGTTTCCTCGGAGCCTTCGTCGTCGCCTTCAGCGTCGTCGTCATTGGCCTTGTCGTCTTTGGCAGGTTTGCCCTGCTCTTTGTCTTCTTCGTCTTCAGCTTCCTTCGTGTCCTTGGATGGCTTCTCAGCGTCCAAGCCCCACAAGGCAGCAAATGCGTCTTCGGCGTTATCGCCGGAGTATTCAGTCTCGGTAGCAACGTCCTGATGGATAGTTGACATGGGCAGTTCGGGTTTCCTTAGTCTTCGTCAGACTGTTCGGGAGGGTTTAGAATGTTGTGCGCAGCTTCCACGAAGCCTGCGAGGTATTCGATGAAGCCCTTGAGGGCTTGCAGCTTGGCGTACTCAAACTCTCGAACCTTGGTCTCATGCGGAGCAGAGGTCACGATGGCTTGGAGAGAGAGGTCCGTGTATTCCTTGAATAGCTGGTTGAAGGTGCCATCGCTCAGGATGATCTTCGCACCCTCGCCAGCGGCAAGGAGTTCGTCTTGGGTTCTTTGCATGGGTCCTTAAAGGGCGAGAGGCCGTAGCCTCCCGCACTTGATAGGGTCGTTAGCCGAACAGCGCCTTGGAGGCGGCGGTCGGGTCAATGTAGCCACCACCGTTCGGGTCTTGCATCAGCGCTGTGTTGCGCTTGAAGAAGTCCGCGAAGGGGCTGGAAGCCTGGGGAGCTTCCGCTGGCCGTGCCATCGGCATCGGTACAGCAGCAGGAGCCGCTGAAGGTCGTGCCATCGGCATTGGGGTTGACGCCTGAGCTTGCGAGGGAGCGCCCACGGGTCCATAGGGCCAGTGAGCGGTCTCGAAGTTGAACTCAGGAGGCGACGGCGGGTCGTCCTTGTGCATGTCCTTCAGTTGCTTGAAGGCATCTTGGAGACGATCAAACTGAGCAACGCCCTTCTTCTTTTCCTTCTCAGCCTTGTAGGTGTCCACAAGGTTTCGGAAGTCGGAGGTTTGGTTCTCACTATCCCGTTCGCCAATCCCTGAGTTCATCAGGGCACTCAAGATGTACTTAAGCATGGTTAGTTCGCACTGAAGATGCCCTTCTGGTTCGCAGGATCAACCTGTTCAGCGAGTTCGAGTTCACGCTGCGACACGTTCACCTTGTTGGCGATATCCATGTCCTTACGGTCAGCGTCACGATGAGCAGTGAACTCCTTGATCTGCGCCAGCATGGACGCGATCTGGACCTTGAACTCCTCGATCTGGTGATGACCTTCGGCCTTACCCATTGCAGCCTGAGCGGTGAGGAGCGCGGCCTGGGCCTTCTTGTCCTCAATCTCCAGCTTCTTCATCTCCATCGGATCGGGGCCGGGAGGCTTGATCTGGTCAGGAGTGATGATGTAGTCGCTGTGGTTGGCGAAGCCGTTCTTCTTCATTCCGTCGCGGAGGAGCGCGTATTGCTTCTCAGGCGGGCAGAACATCGAAGCGTGCGGGTCCTTCGTCAGCATACCCCACAGGGCAGCAATCTTCGCGGCTTCCTTCTCCTGTTCGCCGTAGCCAACGTGGAGGGAGACCTGGACCGTGCGAGTGGGCGTCCAGAGTTTCGGGTCGATCTTCTGGAAGGTGTTGTCGAACTCGAACAGCTTCTTCTTGCTCTCATTCTGCATGATGAGCTTGCGCGCCTTGATGAACAAGGCAGACACGAAGTTAGCGAAGTTGCGAGCCACGACCTTCTGTCGGGTCTGAGAGACCGTGATGAGGTCGTTGACGAGACCTTGCGAGTTCTGGCTGCTGATGGCGTCCTTGTTGAGACCTTGAGACAGCGAGGAGATACCAGTGGTTTCTTCCTTGTTGCCCTTCAGCATCTCAATGGTCTGGTACACGAACGGGTTGAGGTTCGGGTACTGGAGTGGCGTAACGCCGTCACGCTGCTTCACATTGACAATGCCACGGAGGCGGTTGTCCAGAAGCTCCTTCGGGTTGGCGAGGGTGCCGTTGAGCACTTGCCAGCGCGGGTTGGTCGTCGTGGTCGTGTGGTCAAGGATGCCGCGCGTCAGGACGGTACGGGCATTCTGCGTGGGCACAATGCGCTTGGCGTAGTTGTTGCCGTGCTGCGAGTGCGGCCTACGGAGAGGCGTGAAGACGACGAAGTTGTCCTCCTCGACCTCATCCATCTCGAACAGTTGCCCGCCCGCGTGGATGATCCTGTAGAGGCAGGACGTTCCGTCACCCTTCAGGGAGAGTGGAATGAACGTCTCGTGCAACATGACCGGAGCAAGCTCGGGCTGTGGCTCGCTGTCAGGCAAACCGTCGTCGGTCTCCTTCTCGCGCGTCTGACGCTCACTGGAGAAGTCCAGTTCAGTGTCAGTGCCGATTTCCTCGACCTTCTTCTTGTCGTAGCCTTCCTTGATGAGGTCAGCCTTGGTCTTGAGGGTCTTACGCCCACGAGCACCGTCTTCGCGGCGCTTCTTCTTACCCTGGCTGTAGTATTCCTCAGGCGGGACGTTCTCGACGCGGAGGCCCGAGTTGTCGATAACTCGCGTCCACGTACCGTCGTAGAGCCCGGTTTGCTCGTTGAGGTCCAGTTCAAGCTCAACGTCTTCTTGAGCCGCGAGAGCCTGAGCGTCCTCAAAGGACATGCCGGTGACGGTGTGTTCGTCACGGTCTACGCAGTCTTCCCAATAGACCTGAATGACACCGTTGCGGTTCTTCAAGCCGTCATCGAGAATATCGTGAAAGCGGTCGTAGCCGTTGTTCTTGTCAACTGCAAAGATTTGGTCAGCGACGTAGGCGGTCTCGATACGGGACGCGTCAACGTCCTGATCGTTCATCGCCTTGAAGCGGACGATATCGTGCGTGCCGCCGAACACTTCGAGGACCTGGGCCTTCATGCTCTCGACGCCATCGAACACGTCCGATGACACGTAGCTGGAGCTACCCTCGTGTTGCTTCCTGGGGAGTTCGCCGTCGTAGTAGCGCTGGATACGTGAGCGTTCGGTGGAAAGCTGCGTATCAGCAAACGTAGTCGCGTGGCCCACTGCGGGGTCCACCACGGCCATGATTTCGGCTTCCGTCTTGCCGTACTTCTTCTTGGTGTCGATCATTAAATCGCTTCTGAGTAGTGGTCGTCAGAGACGGGGATTGGCACGAAACGGCCTGGGTGAATGTGGTTCGCGATGGCGAGGCTGAGAACGCAGTCGTCGTGACAGTTCGCTTCAGCAGTCATCTTGCCTGCCTCGTTGACGATGAACGTCTGCATTTCCTTCAGCGTCGTCTCATCGTTGACGGTGATATCGCTCTCCCGCATTGCTGCACGGAGACGGTCGATAATCAGCGGTCGCGTCTTGACGGTCGTGAGGAAGCCGATGTTGAGCGTGTCGGTGTCTTCGGTTTGCCCTTCGGCAATATCGAGGAAGACGTTCGGGTAGGAGAGGTCCTTCCAGAGCCGGATACACGTCACGAGGCCATGGTTGTTGCGCTCGGGTGCGATGAGTGCACCGTTGTAGTAGCGCCCTAACGCCGCCAGAATGTCTGCGAAGTAGTCGGGATGCACTTGTGCTCTGAAGACCGCCACTTGGCGCTTCTCGCTATCGAGCACATGAGCAACGGACCAGTCGCCGTCACGAACACCCATGCCAACGTCAGCGCCAATAGCATAGCTCTCACCCGGTTCATGGTCGCGATAGACATGCAATCGGCCCACAGGGCTGTCGGCTACGCGGAGCACGTCAGAGGAGACTTCCTCAACGTCCATGCGCTTGATGGGGGAGGTATCGCCCCTCAGGAGTTCAACGACCTGTTCGGGGTCGAACACAGGGCGGCCTGAGGCGATGAACGCTTCGTCGGGGCAGCAGGGATACTCCTGCATGAACTTCATACGTCCGCCGTCAGCGATACGCCGTCGTCGCCACACAAGCTGGCCGTCGTCTAGGCCGTAGAGCGAAACGAGGTCTTCTTCCTCAAGCGTTCGCTCGAAGCCTGCGGGCACCGTCTCGCGGTACTCAGGCGTCTCGAACCAAGCCGCGAAGAAGGGCTCCCAGTCGCTCTCGCCTGACACAGCAGCGTCCCACATTTCCTTGAACAGGTTGAAGCCGTTCGCGGTGCTTTCGATGTAGGCTTCCGTGTCATCGTTGTTGGGGAGACACTGGAGGAGGCCGTGAAGGTTCTCTTGTGCGCTGCCTGCGGGCCAGAAGGCCAATTCGGACAGGTGCAAGTCGGAGAACATTTCGCCACGACCAAGGCCGTCGCCGCCTGCGGTCGCCACGATGAGCGCTGTGTCGAGCTTCGAGAACACCAACTCCTTACGGGAGGAGTAGTTGGTCTCAGGCTTGAGCATCGGAGGCAGCAGCGTGTGATAGCGCCGGTACATATCGAACAGCGCGCGAGAGCTATCCGCCTTGTGAGCGACAACGAGGCCCTTCTTGGCCCGTCGCTGCGAGAGCCGCGAGTACATGCGGCCCGACACGTAGGTTGAGAAGCCTTGCTGGCGTCCCTTCAGGATGATCTTGCGAACACGCCCTGTGCGCTGGCGCTGATCGCTCACTTCCTTGTCGAAGCGTATCTGCACGGGGTTGAGCTTGAAGCTCGTGACCTCGCCAGCCTTGGAGCGAACCTTCAGAGCGTGCTTGCTGTAGAAGCCGAAGTCTTCGTAGAAGCGTTTACGGAGCGCTATCTGCTCCTTCGTCATTGCTGTCATTGTAAGTGGCGTTGTCCTTCAGAGCCGCGTCCAGCCAGTCTTCCGTGTTGACGGTGACGTTGCTGCTGGTGGCGGGCTTGGGTTTGGTCCACTCAAGGACAGTGCGGATATGACCCAGCTTGTCCTTCTGATAGGTGAGGGGGCTGAGTGCGCCGATAACGGCTTCGCGGAGCGCGGCTTCCGCCATGCCCGCTTCAGTCTTGGGCACACGGACCTCAACAGGCTTGCCCGCTACTTCAACGATGATGACTTCATAGTCACCGGGCTTGGTCTGTTCGATCATGCCTTCTGCTTTCATTCGATCCATGAGGAGGTCGGCTTTGATGCCGTCGTACACGCGCTGCATCATCGCGGTATCTCGGGTCCACCCATCGGGGACACCAAGGCGCGGAGAGCCTTTGCGCGCTGCTCTCGCCTTTGCGAGTGCTGCTAAATTCTTCTTCCGGTATTCCGGGTTCGCGTGGGCCTTCTTGATTGCGCGGCGCTTCACTGCGAGCCGTAGAGCGTTGAGCGGGGAGGCTCGCTTGGCTCGCTGCTTGCGCAGTACCTTGCGTGGCCTCCCGCCCTTGTTCTTCGGCTTTACTTCTTCTTCTTTGGTTTGGTCCATAGTCCCTTGATTGCTTCGTCGGACAGATGCTTGTTGATCGTCGCCGCGTGTTGCGGAAACTCAGTGAGCATGTGCGTCCGAACTTGCTGCACAACTTCAGGGCTGTCAGAGCCCCAAAGAGCGCTGAGGTACTTGTGGAACTCACCACGCTCCTGCACGCTCGCAAGCGAACTGGAGATGTTGTTGTAGATCGCTTCCTCGCCTGCGAGGCGACGTTGCGTTCCGGCCTTGAAGCCTTCGGCGTGCCGTATCTCCTTGCCACCAGCAACAGCCTCCGCGTAGATATCGCGTGCGGCGGTCTGCGGGTCCTTGAAGACGTGCGGGCTCTCGGGGAGAGTGAAGTCTTCAGCAGCCTTAACATTGGCCTGAGAGAATGCGTCGCTCATCGGAGGAGCCTGATGAGGAGAGACTTCCGCGTAGTCGGTGCCTGGAACGTCAGACAGTAGACCTTGATCGCGGAGGCGCTTCTGCACCTTCTTGGCTTCCCAACTCGTGCTCTCGGAAGCGCCTGTATAGAGCTTCTTGCCTTGGTTGGCGGCCCACTGAGCCATCTTGGTATAGAAGGCTGGTCCAAGACCCTTTACGCCGTCGCCAGTACGTCCAGACACGTTGTTCACTGGAGAGATAGCGTAGCCATCCCCATGAGTGATTAGTGTCGCTTCGTACTTGGGCTTGCCATCTGATCCAGTCAGAGTGACAACACGCTCGGAAGGGGTTTGCTCCATCATGTGAGCGCGGCGCTCCTTGACGGAGAATTGCCAATCGTTCGGGATTTCCGTAACGACCTTCGGTCCAGTTGGCTGAGGAGTTTCAGGCTGCGGAGGAGCCTCTGGCGCAATCGGGGGCGCTTCGGTTTCCTCAGGCTGGCGACGGAGCCGTGCCAGCGCGTTAGCCGCACTGATAAGCTCATTCGCTCGCTTGCCCATCGCTGGGTTGCGAACGGCGTCAAGGCCGCCTTGCTCGTTAATCATCGGGCTCTCAGCGGCTTCGGCTTCCGCCTGCTGCTGACCGGCAATCTTGCGCCGTGCTGATGCCATGAGCATCGCACCCTTGATCTGCTCGTTGAGCGAAGCAACGTCCATACCTGGCGCTTCGGGAGCGGGCTTGTTCTGCTCTGCCAACTGACGGAGCAGCGGGAGAGCTTCCTGAGCCGTGTCGCGGCGCTTCTGGTTCTGGAGCTTGTCAACGATCTTCTGGAGATTGCTGTCAAGCATGTCGGGCTTGAAGGGCGTCGGCTTGTCGGCCACTGGTCCCCACGGCTGCGAAGCAGTGAGTGAGTTCTGTGGTGTGACTTGCGGGACGGAGACGCCTGCTGCTGCCAACGGATTGGGAGGAGCATCAGGACGAACCTGACCAGAGGCATCAGCGAAGCGCTCTGCGAACGCGCGACCGGGCGAGTGAACGCCAGCCATCTTCTCGATCTTCTTGAGCGCCTGATAGCCTGCAACGCCACCAGCAACGGCTGATGCCGCGCCTGGGATAGCTGCTGTGATGGTGTCAAGACCGGACATGCCGTTAGCGGCCATGTGCATCAGGGCGGGGACGCCTGCGAGGGTGCTCAGGGCTCGGCCTGAATACTTACGCGCCGTTTCGCTTGCACCAGCAGCCCAACGCTCCCCTGAGGGATCGAAGTTGCCACGCTGGGTCATCTTCGCGAGAGCCGACTGCTGACGCACGAGGGACGACAAGGTGTCGTTGCCTTCAGCGTCGATGGCCTTCATCTCTCGGCTGTTCAGGACTTCGCCTGACTGAGCGCGGGAGAGGGCGTTGGCAGTTTCGGTGGACGGAGCGGTGATGTTGCGCGCTGCTGCGCTCAACTCGGTGCTTACGTCGTCCTGTGCAGCGCGCATGGCGCTGAAGGCCGTGTGGGGGTCTTCGAGCTTGTCTACGCCGCCTGCCTTCTCAGCAAGGCGGTTGCCTGCCATGACAGAGTGCGAGCCGTAGTCGGTACCACGGGTGCTCGACGCCTGCGAGGCGGCCTTGACCAAATGCGGAGCAGCGAACGTGCCACCACCAGCCGCGCCAAGAACGCCTTGAGCCAGCGTGTCCTTGAGGTCGATATTCTCATTGGTGCCAACCTTCGCAGCGCCTTGCGAGATGAGGTCCTGAGCCGCGTTGGTTGCGCCTTCAGCGCCAGCGGCCTTGAGGACGTTACCTGCGGCAGGGAGGATCCCCTTCGCGGCGTTGCCTGGAGCAGCGACCATACCAGCGGAGAGCGCGTTGAGCGCGCCCTGGGCGGCGGTCGAGCCTGCACCGATCAGCTTGTCTTCGGTGTTGGTCTCAGCGCCTTCGGTGCCTGTGCGGGCATCCGCGCGCTTCTGAGCTTCGTTGCCTGCGGTGCGAGCACCAAAGGTCAACATGCCGCCAAGGGTTCGTCCGAGACCGCCAATGCCCATCTTCTTGAGGAGCATCTGCGTGCCCACGTCCATCGCGAGGCCGGGAGCCTGTTCGAGGAGAGCGCGGGGAGCCTTAGACCAGTCGAGACCAAGCGTGTGCTTGTCTGCGCCGTCTTCCGGGTGGACGAAGCCCTCGTATGCGGGCTTGTACTTAGGGTCCGCGTTGGAGGCCGCAGCCCCCATTACGGCGTTGCCAGCATCCTTGCTGACGTATTCCTTGATGGTCTTGCCAACGCCCGACACGTTGTCGAGAAGGCCCTGCTTCAGGGTCCCTCCAACTGACGTGTCGGTCTTGTCGGTGACGTTCTGCTTGTACCAACCTTGCGCTCCAGACAGAGCGGCGTTCTCGTCGTCTGCCTCAACGTCGAGGCGCTTGCCGTTAGGCAACTCAATAGTAAAAGCAGGCATGTCAATCCTTAGGGGTGTGCCTTGATAACTCGGAAGCCACCTGGGGCGGGAGCCGCTGGTGCTTCAGGCTGTGCATAGCCCTTACGGCGTTCGTTGATGGCGTCGAGGCGTGATTGCCATCCGTTGACCGTATCCGCGTAGCCCTCGAAGGGCTCGGGACCGAAGGTCGCCTTGCGGCTCTCCAGATGGGCACGGCCACGCGATGCTGCGGTGCCTGCCTTGTCAATGACACGCTCAAGCGCTTCCGCTGCGGTCTTGTTGTCGTAGGAGGTCCCGTTGGCTGCGATAGCCTTCAGTTCTCGCCACGCATCGCCTTCCGTCTGCACACCGTTGTTCAGGCGCAGATTGGAGTTCACGAGGTCCTGAATGAACCGCGTGTAGCGAGCATACGAACGCGACTGGTCGTCACTCATGCCCGCCATGTTGCGAGCAGTGTTGCCAGCGTTCTTCAACATGCCAAGGTCCAGCTTGCCGGTCTTGATATCGTCAAGAATGTCGGCGGCCTGTCCTGCGGTCGAGTTGATGAAGTCGTAGTCGTCAATCGTCTTGGCGACGTTCTTCAGGGAGCTTTCGCTGATCTTCGCCTTGGGCGCTGTCGCGGCTTCGGCGTTCGGGTTCTGCTTCGTCTCCAGCGCGCCATTGGCGTTCGTTCGGAAGAACGTGCCGCTCTTTGGGTCGTACTGGAACTCGGAGGGCTTCGCCGTGTTCTTGCGGTTGAGGATCATGTTCTGCGTGAGCGCGGTCGCGCCCTTCGCATTGTCCAGAGCCATCATCGCAGCGCCAGCGTTGCCAAGGCGGTCGGCTAGGTTGTAGCCACCGTTGGTGCCGGTCACGAAGTTGCCAAGCTGGCCCAAGAAGCCGTCATCAGGCGGCGGGGTAGTGTCGTAGGCCATTACGCCTCCTGAGGGGGTTGCGGGCTTGTTAGCCATTGCGGCTTCGATAGCGTTGGTGCCATCGCCTCCAACGGCTTTGTTGAACTTGGCGACGTAGGCGGGAACGGTCGTTCCGAGAATGTCTTTGGCATTCCCTGCCTGAGCCATCGGACGACCTGAAAACCAGACGCTCGCAGCTTCCTGCGGTGAGCCGTACTTCTCGACATTCTTTCCGAACTGGTGCCTGAAGACGGCATCCTGGGCATCGGGATCATTGAGGAAGTCCTGGGGCGACATTTCGCGCCCAAGAGCTTCCTTCGTCCACGGACCCACGTTGAAGTCCATGACCTGATACTTGCCGTAGGGCTTGTTGCCCTTGCCGTTGTCAGGCCCGACTAGATTGTAGCGACCGCTGCTCTCAATACCTGAGATAGCGTTCGCCCAAAGCGGGTTGAACATGGTGTGTTACTTCTTGAACAGCGAGGAGAGCGCACCAGCACCCGTCAGGGCGCTACCGCCACCGAACAAGCTCTGGAAGACGCCAAGGCCACTGCCGATCGTACTCCAAGTGCTCGGAGTGCTCGTCTGAGTGCCCTGCTGCGTACCGCCCCAGTTCTGACCACCGATGATATCGTAGAACTGCTTGAGCAGCGCGTTGTTGCGGTCGGTGCCATACTCGGACATGGCCTTCGAGTTGTCGATGCCTGCCTGCGTTGCGGACTGCTGACCAGCACCACCAGTGCCGGCGATATCGAACAGGCCCTTCGCTTGGTCTATACCAGAGCCGATGCCGTTGATGCCGTTGCTGACCGCGTTGCCTCCCAAGGAGCCCTGAGACTGGAGCGCCTGGATAATCGAGTTGTCGTTCTGAGCGCTCTGACGCTGTGCGAGTTCGAGGCCGTTGTTGAACTGCTGGCCGCGAATGTTCGCGCTCGTGTCTGCCGTCTTGTCGGCAAGTCCACGCTCAACCAAGCCCTCGCTGATAGCGCGGCGGCTGGACATGGTGTTGCCGCTCGTGGCGCTGCTACGGGCGATCTGCGGGAGAGCCTGTTCACTCACGGAGCGTCGGGCGTCTCGCATAGCCGCGTCAATCATGCCATCGGTGGCGGGATTGTTCGCGTAGGCGGTTGCGGCCGCGATGTTGCTGTCGGTGCTGCCAGAGGGCGTGAAGCCTCCAAGACCGCTGAGGGCACTGGTGAGCGCTCCATAGCCCGCGTTAGCCGTGTTGGCTCCCACGTTCGAGGAAGTGTTGGCTCCCGACAAGTCGCCACCGTAGCTGGTCATGTTCTTGAACGTGGCAAGCTGATCGGGGGTGAACTGCGCGACCTGCTGGCCGGTGTAGGTGTTGCCAGTGCCGCTGG